AGCTATGTTCGTCACATCGGAATCGTCAAGGATTAAAGCCATGGACACCAAGTTAATCAGCCGCTTAAAGCGTGGCGTCACCCTGCTTACAGTAGGCAACCCCAAGATCATGAAAGGCACTGGCCGAGGCTATGCTACTGCTGGTCTCTCCTTGGCCCCCGCTTGGGAATCAGGCTACAATACTTGTGCCAACCACAGCACCGAATGTAGCGTAGCTTGTCTCAACTGGGCAGGCCGAGGCGCTATGAAGAATGTGCAAGAGGCTCGCATCAAGAAAACCAAGATGTTTTTCGAGGACCGCGAGAACTTCCTGCACTGGCTCAACGCAGACATCTATAACTTCGACCGTAACGCTCGCGCCCTAGACTTGGAGCCAGCCATTCGCCTTAACATCCTGTCAGACGAGAGGTGGGAACGGCATGGTATTCCCCAGCGTTGGCGCACCATTCCCTTCTATGACTACACCAAGATTCCTAATCGCAAGGGGCTCCCCTCCAACTACAAACTGACGTTCAGCTTCTCGGGTAATAACCTTGCCGATTGTCGCAAGGCCCTGGCTAACGGCATGAATGTAGCTGTCCCCTTCCTCAACGGCTTGCCCGACACTTGGCTAGGTCACCCCGTTATCAATGGCGATGACGATGACTTGCGCTTCCTCGATCCTTCCCCCTGTATCGTAGGACTAAAAGCCAAAGGTCGCCTTCGCAAGTTCCCTCAATCTGCTTTCCTCGGAGACAATCACAATGTCTAACAAGCGCTTCTACATCTATGACTTCTCTCCTCGTATCGATGGCCGTGTCAACATCTGGGCAAAGCTGCCCTACCCTGATCCCACACTTGACGAAGACCCCGAGCTTGAGGCTATCTACTTGAAAGGCACTGGAGGCTGGCGTGCTACTGCTTGGCAAGTCATTCGAGTAGTCAACACCATCAGCGAAGCGCAGAACTGGATCTTCAACCGCACATCGAAGGGAGCCTAAGATGCTTCTCACTCAGGAACATGATCCCATTATCTCTAGCGGCCTTGGTGCTGGCAATCACTTCACAATCGCTGCCTCACCCAAAGCCTTTGAGATTCTTTCCTCCAACCTCTATCAGCACAAAGTCCTTGCCGTCATCCGTGAAATCAGTTGTAATGCAGCCGATGCTCACACCCAAGCAGGCAAGCCGCTCTCTGAGATCGAGGTCCATATTCCTAGTTTCTCAGAGCCTTACTTCTCGGTCAGGGACTTCGGTCCCGGCCTCTCTCAAGCCGATGTGATGGAACTCTACACCACCTACTTCCGTTCCACTAAGGACCAGTCCAACGACATGATCGGCGGCTTTGGCCTTGGCTCCAAGTCTCCCTTTGCAGTAGCTGACCAGTTCACTGTCACCTCGTGGCACGACGGAATCAAATCCCAATACATCTGCTACAAGGACGGCGGTCTGCCTTGCGTAAACTTTGTGGCACGCAGCCCTTCCGTAGAACCTTCCGGCCTGGAAGTCAGGGTCTCTGCCAAGTATCCTACTGACTGGCAATCCGAAGCATCCCGTTACTATCGGTGGTGGCCTGTCCTCCCTACTATCTCGGGCCTTCACCTTTCCGTCGAACCCATCTTCAATCACATCAACATCAAATCTGAAGCCACTCTCAACGGCTTGCCAACATGGTGCTTCCTCAAGGATATCACCCAGCCAACTACTATCCTCGTAGGACTGGTTCCCTACGCCCTGAACATGCAGGCACTAAAGCCCAAACTGTCTGACGAGGTAACCAAAATCATTGAAGGCGGCAACATTATCATTAACCTTCCGGTAGGATCGGTGAACATCAGCCCTTCCCGTGAAGCTCTTTCCTATGACGTTGCCACCATCGACACCCTCGTCAAGACTTGCAACGTGGTGACCAAGGAACTAATCAAGAACGCTGTCAAAGACTTCGAGGCACAGCCTTCCCTCTTCCATGCCCGTCGCTACCTCTACAGTGATCTCTCCGATTATAACTATGTGCAACGTGCTATGCGATCTTTGGCAAGCTCTGGCAAACTCTTGTGGAAGGGTAAGCAGATCGACGCTTCCTTTAACGTAGACTTGCCCAACGCCTTCCCCATTCCTAGCTCCATCACCATCTATGAGAAGCGGTATCACTGGAAGAACTTCCAAAAGGGTGTCACTTCCAACAACGAATACACCCTTAGTTCCAAGGTAATTTGCTCACCCGAAACCTACATAGCTTGGGCGCCCAAACTCTCAGCCAATGTCTACTCCAAGCTCCGCTACAATTACTTGGACCCAAGCCAGGGCAAGCAGGAAGTCAACGTCTACATCTTTGTGGGTATGCCCTTCGAAGAACTGGAAAAGTTCTGTTTCGACAATGGTTTACCCGAACCTGATAACGTCGAAGAACTAGAAGACGCGCCGAAGTCAGAGCGAACCGCAGCAGGATCACTCCCCAAGACCCAAGGCTATATCTTTCAGTCAGGCGACGATTCCTATACTTATGAGCGGACTACTGCTCCCATCGATCTCAAAGGTGGCGGTCTCTACATTCGCTTCGACGGCGGCCATCCAATGCATAACTCACGCTGGGTCTTGAGGCTGACTCGTCGAGCGGGATTTGTTCCTGACGGCACTCGTGTCATCGGTATCTCTAGGTCTGCCCTCAAGTCTGCCCGCCTTCAAAAGACACTGGCAATCCATGGCTGGCAGGAGTTTAGTCCTGATTGGCTTGCAGCTAACGTCACTGACCAGCAAGTCTACGACCACGCCTTCCGCATCAAGCTCAACACCTACCTCCAGACAAGGTTTGCTGACCTCGCCAACGATCTGCGAAAAGCGATTGCGGGCCAGCTGACTATGCCGGGTGCTGAAAAGTTTCTCAAGCTGCTGGCTCCCCACTTCCCTGTCGGCAGGTTTGAATACTTGTCGGGCAACTCTGATCCGCTGGGAGAATGGGCTTCACCCTCACACAAGGCAGCTCTTGACAAGGTGAATGTCTTCATGGGAATGCTGTCCGATGCGTGGCAGTCTTTCTTAGACGCTCATCCCATGCTCAACTACGTCAACTTCTCGCAGCTTCCCAACCACGTTTTCCACAACTACATCAACCGCTGAAAGGAAATCAAACCATGCTTCCCTACATCCTCAAGACTAACTCCCTCGCTCTCTTTCCCCAGGGCCAAGCCCCTATCCTGATCGACTCTAGCCACATCAACTTCAAGGCTGTCGTCGAAGCTATCAAGAACAAGGACTGGGATCACGCCCTGGAAATGGCCTCAGTCAATTGCTATGTGACAACTATTAGCCACGGCAATGTGCAAGTCTCTGAGAATGGTGTCCTCTATCGGGGCGCTCCCCTCTCTGGCTACCTTGCCGACAAACTGACAGGCTTCTTCAACGCGGGCTTACCTATCGAACACTACTGTAAGTTCGTCGACAACCTGATGGCTAACCCATCCATGACAAGCCGCAATGAACTCTATCTGTTCCTCGAAGCGGCTGATCTTCCTATCACTGAGGACGGTTGCTTCCTCGCTTACAAGGCAGTGACCAGCACCTTCCGCGACAAGCACTCTGGACAGTTCGACAATAGCCCTGGTGTCACTCAGGAAATGCAGCGCCGTGACGTAGACGACAACCGTGACCGGACCTGTAGCTACGGCTTCCATGCTGCTGCCTATCAATACGCTAAGAACTTTATGTGCAGCGGTGACAAGCTGGTCGCAGTCAAGATCAACCCTGCCGACGTCGTCTCCGTCCCTTCTGATTACAACAATCAAAAGCTGCGGACCTGCAAGTATACCGTGGCCTTCGAGATTGTGGGTGCAACCGACGTCTTCAAGGATCAGCACTTCGCCTCCTCCATCCAGCCTACCTACAACTCGGAAGAAAATTCCTACTTCTGGGGTGACATCTGGGACGAGGATAAGGATGGTCCCTGGCAAGCCTAATTGCCAATCGAGTGGGGAGGGTTTATGCTCTCCCTTCTTTACCCTAATGGAGATATAGAATGTCCGACACAGATGCGCCTAATACACATGATGATGCTGGTGAGCCTATTGGTTCTCCTCTTGGCAAACTGACACCCGCTCAAGTCTTTGCCAAAGACCCCGAAGAATATACCCGTGAAGACTTGGATGTCTTGATCGAAGAACTCCGCAAGATAAATGCTCGTCACCGCAAAGCACGCGAAGATGAAGCAGCCCTCGCCGAAGCTACTGCTAAGATCAAGAAGGCCAACGCTGCCACCCGTAAGAAGAAAGCTACGGCCCCGGCCAGTATGGATACCGCGATATGAAATACACAAACAACCAGAACCTGCCAGACTTAGCAGTCAAGATACTGTCCGAAGACCCCTACTCTAAGGGCGATGCTGACATATCAGTGACAGAGATGTTGTCTCCCCCTCAGATGCGGCACCTTCTCATTAAGCATAACGATGAACTAGTGGAAGACATCAGCGATAGGATTGCATCCCTTCGTGGTCGATCCTTTCACTACCTCGTAGAACTTGCAGCTCTTCATGACTACAACACCCTGTCCGAGAAGAGTGTTTACACTGAATGCTTGGGCTGGAAGATCAAGGGTCAGTTCGATTTAGTTCTACTGGGCGAAGGCGAATTGATCGATGTCAAATCCTGCAAAGCCTACAAGGTAAAGAACAACAAGCTGCCTCGTGAATGGGAACAGCAGACCAACATCTACCGCTACATGCTAAAGAAGGAGAAGGGTCTAACCATCAACAAGGTCAGCATCTTTGTAGCCGTCTGGGACTATGATGAAATTAAGGCAAAGAACGATCCTTACTATCCGACCTCTGCCTTGTTCATGATAGACGTTCCTATCTGGACTGACGAACAAACCCTCGCCTTCATCGAAGGTCGCATCCGTCTACATCAGGAAGAAATTCCTAGGCCATGCACTGACGAAGACATCTGGGCGAAGGACCCTTTATGGGCAGTCATGAAGAGGGGGCGCGTCAAAGCTGTGCGTCTTTTCGAAAGCCAGTCAGAGGCAGAAGAGTTTGCCAGCACCTCCAAAGACTTGACAGTGGAGTTCAGACCGGGCATAGCTACTCGCTGTGTCAGATGGTGCAAGGTTGCTTCCTTCTGTTCACAATGGGCAACAGACCCCCGCAACAATTCAATCGAACCAACCGTGGAGAATCTATTCGATGCCTAACTTTGAATCCGTGAAGATGCCGCCGCGCATTCTCATCTGTGGTGAACCTGCTTCTGGTAAGACCGGAGCACTCGCACAACTGGCCAACGCTGGTTACCGCTTGCTCATCCATGACTTCGACCAGAACAGCCGGATCATCGACGACTACCTCAAGCCGGGCCATGCCCCTGTCTACATCAACACCTATGCCGCAGCTAAGCAATCGGCTCTGTCCCTGTTCGACACGGCTCCCGCTTCCCCTGCCAACATCCATGCCGAGGCCAAGCGTTTTGCTCGCACCATCCTCCACTGGAAGACAGATACCGAAGACCTGGGACCCTGCACTTCATGGACTGCTAAAGATGTAGTGGTCATTGATAGCGGCACTTTCCTTGGCGACATGCTTCTGGCTGCTGCCCCCGCTGATCGCACTGCTAAGTCGGACAACCGTTCACACTACCAGATTGCAGGTGCCTACTACGGGGACATCCTCGACCGCTTGACTGGCGTGAACATGAAAGCCTCTGTCATCTTGCTTACCCACCTCATGCAGACTGGGGAGAAGGACGATCAAGGTAGGATCATTGGCAAGTCCCGTGACATCCCTGTCGGCATCGGAGAAAAGTTCTCAAAGAAAATGCAGACTTACTTCTCTGACATCTGGCACCTCGAAGTGGACCGTGCTGGCAACCGCTCTTTCAAGACTGCTGCCACCGACAAGGCTTCGCTTCGCACCTCTGCTCCCACCCTCATCAAGGCAGTCGAACCTTACGACCTCGCCTCGATGCTCAACCGCCTCACCAAAGGAGCATGACCCATGCAAACATGCAAAATCCAAACCACTACTGGATATATAGAACGTCCAAAGGATGGGCGGATTGGGCGCTTACAATTACAACTCGGCGTGGTAGATCGTGATGCTCACGCTGTTGCTGTTGCGCGGAAGAAACGTGAAGTGATGGAGTTCCTTGAGTCGCTTCGCAATAAGTCCTCTGCAAAATAATTTCCAGGCAATGCTTGACAGGGTGGTAGCCTGGATGTATAAGCTGCCCTGTCTTTACGACAACCCATATGGAGAAACAGCTAATGGCTGACAATCTTTTCGATCAAGTAATCGGTGGTTCCTCTGACGAGCCTTCTCGTCGCCTTCCCCCAGAGGGTCCATATCTCGCTCGTGTTCGTAGCGTGAAGCGTATCGAAGGTAGCAAGGGTCCCGGCATTCGCATGGAGTTCACCCTTATCGAACCGCTGCACAGCCTGGACATGGGTGATGTAGTTATGTCTCGTGTTCGTCCTGTTAGCGGCGCCCTCTGGGTGACTGATAAGTCCGTTGACATTACGCGCCAGAACCTTATGCGTATCAACAAGGACGTCAAGGGCAAGACCTTCACCGAAGCTATGGAGATTCTGCCTAGCAGCGAAGTCGTCCTCGACATCATCCACAAGACAACCACTGAGCCTGACGGTTCTGTTAAGGGTCCGTTCCCTGAAATCCGTGGTTACAATTCTGTCGAATGGTATATGGCTAACAGGGCTGCGTAACCTTCGACCCTCCATTCCGTAACAACTGGGGAGTAGGCTTAGGCTTGCTCCCTTTTTCTTTTCAAGGAGAACTCACATGCCTATCGACTGGACCAAGCCTATCGAAACTATAGCAGGCTACCCTGCACGGGTGCTTTCCACTGACTTTCGATCAGATGGCAAGGAGATCGTGGCTGTGCAAATCGAATATAAAAATTGCAGCGAAATAAATTGTTACACGCAAGATGGACGGATTTGTGGACTTGGCCCGCCTCTCCGCAACCGCAAAGTCAAGCGCGTAGGGTGGGTGAATGTGTATCCCACGATGGTCGAAGATGACGGACGTGTAATTACTTGCATATATACAAGTGAAGAAGAAGCAAAGACTATCGCAAGTAGAGACGTAATCGCCACCGTCAAAGTAGAATGGGAAGAGTGGCCATGATAATCGACGCTCATGCTACCGACACTGTGCCCTCCCATGAAGTCCGCCAACGCGCCCTCGAAGCCCTTGCCAACGCAGGAGAACCCATGTCCGAAGTAACCTATGACGCCCTCCGCAAACGCCTTGCCGAATCGCTAGACCTTGAGAAATCCCATGAAGCATTAAGGCTGGGTGTGGAAGCGCAGGCAAATCTTATCGAATCCCAAGCCGCCCGAATTGCGGAATTGGAATCTGAGAATGCTGACCTAAGTGCCAACCAATGTTTGCACAACATTCATGGTGGTGAAGCTGGAAATCCGTATTGTCCCCGCATCACAACCTTGGAAGCGGCGCTGCGCCATCTCGACGACTTGATCGTAGACTTGGAGATGGGTCGCATGGAACTGTACCAAGTGTCTGACTTCATCAACGCCGCGCTGACAGGAGGGAAGCCATGAGTGAATGGCAACCAATCGAAACCGCACCAAAAAACTCGCAAGCAATTTTGCTTTGGCCTTATACCCCGTATAATGACTGGAAAGGGAGAGCGCCGAAAGAGGTTGTTTTGGGTTATTATACCGTTGACGAAGAGTGGTATAATCCAGAACAACTGGAAACATTTAACCCCACTCACTGGATGCCCTTGCCTCCGCCACCATCCGCGCCGCTGGAAGGAGAGAAAGATGGCCAAGGCTAAACTGTTACCGTGCCCGTTCTGTGGCGACACCAGATTGATTGTCTGCGAGACAACTTGCCACTGGAATGACCCGCCAAAAGCATACGCAGTGTCATGCTGCACCGATAAATGCCATGGGCATATCTGGGGGTTGGGACACGATCTATTTAAGACGGAGAAAGAGGCGCGGAAAGCATGGAACACACGCGCCAAACCAACAGGAGAGAAGTCATGAGTGATTATGTAAAGCGGTTGCGCGATGCCCGTAACTGGTTCAACAATGACGGGCAGTGCTGCGGGCAAGTCGATAGCGTCGGAACATGCGCGGCACCTGCCTGCATATTTGGTGAGGCGTTGAAAGAGTTTTTCCTGGCCGCAGATTGCATCGAAGCTCAAGCCGCCCGCATCGCGGAATTGGAAGTGGCGCTTGCTGGCATAACGACTTGGGTTGCTAGATGGTCTGACCATGTAGGTAGTTGCTTGCAAAGAAAAAATAAGACGTGTAGTTGTGGGCGTGATTTTAACCTGTATGAAGCCTGCGCTGCGCTGACAGGAGGGAAAGATGAAGACCTATAGTCTAATGCTTGCTGTGTTTTTCGCACCGCTTGTCTTCGCAGCATATTGTTGGGGGCTGCATGAATTAGTCGCCCGGTTTATAGTCGAGCCGCCGCTGTCTTACTTCTTGACAGGCATGTTCCTTCTCTCGCAAATTGGCGTAGTAATAATTGCAGGAGGTCCTCGACAATGATTAAGAACATCAGCGGCTGGTGGTACCTCGTCAACGTGGGTGCCTTCCACATGTTCCCCTTCCCAACCAAGGCCGACGCCGAAGAAGCCCTGGCCAAACTAAAGGAACCAACCGATGATACACTTCCGCGACATGACGTTCTGTCCGTTCCATGCTGATTGCGCTGACGCCGCCACTTGCCCTCGTGCCCTCACTCCTGCCATCCACGACGCAGCCGCCAAATGGTGGGGCAAACCCGGCGCTCCCATCGCAGTCTTCACCAGCCAACCCTCCTGCCACAAACCCAAAGGAGACTCCACATGACTGACCTTGTGAAGCGGTTACGCTCCGAAAACACTATGCATGGTTATTACGATGCACCAGCAATTCAAATTGAAGCGGCTGACTACATTGAGAAATTGTCAGAAGACCTTCTTCATTCGCAGACTAAAGAAACGGAATACGAAGAAGGCTTCACTGAAGGGCTACACGTAGGCACTAAGAACGCCAGAGAATTGGTTGTGGCCGTGCGTGATCTGATGAAAACAATTGCGGGTCTTGTGAACAACGGAACCCTGGAATTGAAAAGCGACAAAGAGGCTGGGCAGTTTCTCGCACACGCTCTTAACAGGGTGGAAGAAGCAATCGAAGTGGTTGACCAGCAATGAATGATCTCATGCAGCAGCTACGTCTAGGCCGTGACATCCTGATCTATTGGCCAGTCCTATTGCTGGTGGCGCTAGTATGGATGCAACCTCTGCCCGCTATCGCAGTCCCACCCAGCCCCATCGAAGTAGATTGGGAAGGCACTGACAACCGCGACCGCTACCTGAACTGCATAACCCGCGCCGTCTATTGGGAAGCTCGTGGCCAATCCCGTGCAGGTCAGATCGCCGTCGCCCAAGTAATCCTCAACAGGGCCAATGACAAACGGTTCCCTGCTGACATCTGCGAAGTAGTCTACCAGCGTAATGGTCGTACCTGCCAGTTCTCATGGGCCTGCACAGCTCAGCGCACCCTGCCACCCAGCAACGTAGAGGATTGGCTAACAGCTAAAGAGTCGGCGACCATGGCACTCAACAATTTTCCAGACCTGACCAACCGTTCGCTTTACTTCCACGACACTTCCGTAGTAGGATGGCGCCATCTAAAGCGGACTACCCGCATAGACAACCACATCTTCTACAAGGAACGCTAACATGAAGGGCCTGACAATCACCATCGATGAAGACATGGCGGACAAATTCTTCATTGCCATGCTTCGCAACACAGGCGACACTGCCATTTGGTGTATCCGCCAAGCTCACAAGTATATCGCTGACGGGGGCGGTCCCCATAACTGGCGAGACATTGGCGACAACATGAAGATTCTGGGTGCCGTCAACGAACTGCTAGAATACTACGGTGACAAACCCCTCGACCTTGCCACCTATGCAACGGAGAAGCCAGTCTAATGTGCCGCGCTCATGTCCCGACCCTTCGAGTAGTTCAGAACTACACAATAGATATTGTCGGCGAACTACGTGCCACAACCTACGCCCTTCAAGTCAAAGACGAGAACGGCCACTGGAAAGATGTTCCCGTAGTTCACAGGTATCCGCCCGTACAGTTGGAGCTTCCCCTTGAAGATAGCACTCGTAGTTGATTGGCCCTCGGCTGATCGTATGCCCGGCAACTTCATGTCGGAGTGGGAGTGGAATGTAACTCTCGAACTGATGAAGCTCGCCAACCTCAAAGTAGATCGCCTGTCCATAGCCTACCGAGCCTACACCCAGAAGTGGCCAACGCTTTTCCGTGACTACAAGGTAGGTGGTGAACTGACGCTGCTGGCCCAGGCTGATCGTGCCAAACTAATCAAGGACCTCGAAGGCTTTGACATGGCGTTGACCATGGGTCCCCATGCTATGTTCTGTCTGACAGGCGAAACCAAGCTGGACACCTATCGCGGCACCCACATCGACAGCCCCTTCGTTCCCGGCCTTCAAGTCGTGCCCACCTACTCACCTTCCATCTATGCAAGGCTGGCTTGGAATGAGCGCCCAATCGTAGTCTCCTCCATGCGTAAAGTCCAACACCGTTTTGTCGACAAGCCGCGAACCATTTACATTCCAGAAACAGTTGCCGATCTGTATGCATTCTCCACTCAGCACATCGACAGCGAGATCGTCTTTGACGTAGAGACCAACAAGGGTGGCCGCATTACAGAGTTCTCCATTGCACCTACCTCTGACTGCTGCCTCTACGTTCAACTGGAAGACCGTGCCTTCAATCACATCTGGTCAGAGCAGGACGAACTCGACATCTGGTTGTGGATCAAATTCCTAGCCGATAGGAAAGATTTGGCTTGGGGATTCCACAATGCGACTTATGACTTGACATACCTCGACGCCTATGATATTCGTCCTAAAGGCCACATATTCGATACGATGCTTCGGCATCATGCTTGGCAACCGGAGTGGGAAAAGTCGCTGGGATTCCTGGCCTCTCTCCACCTACCGACCCGAGCATGGAAGCACCTTCGAACTAAGGCCAAGAAAGACTTTAACAAGGCAGGTTCAATTGACTAAAGCGTCGGTAGTTATCTACAAGTTCCTACAGTATGAATGACGATGACTCTAGCATAAGGCGGCTGTGGGCTTCTGTAATTGTACAAGCTCTTATCGACGCTACTTCTGTGCCTAAAACCCCAGCCGCCAAAGTTCACAAACGTCAAGCACAAGCATGGCTCACCGCAGAGTTTGGCACCACTGCCCAGAACTTCGACGAGGTGTGTTTGGCTGCTGACCTTGACCCATTCCGTGTCCGCAAATTTGCCCGCAACTACGATGGTCCTCCCTTGACATTGCACATACTGGCTCGTATGCGTAACTCATTCCTCAGAGGAGATACCATTGAAAACGATAACGGACCTGACACCGACTCCTGAGAATCAGGAGATCATCTACAACTCCCTCGACACGATGCAGACGATGGCCCTCAAGGAAGTCTTTGACGGGGGTCTGCTTCCTGACTGGGCAAAGCCGGGCTACACCTACAGCGAACAGATGCTTGGTCCTATCCTCACCATGATGAGGCGGGGTGTTCAGATCGATACTGCACGGCGTGACGTCCTAGTAGCAGCATTGCAAGAACGGGCAGCCAAAGTCCAGGCCAACCTCGACTACGTATGCGAAACAGTGTGGGGCACCTCCTTCAATCACAACTCCACGCCCCAGCTTACCTTCCTGTTCTATTCGCTGCTGGCCATCCCCGAGCAAACCAAATCCAAGAAAGGCGAAACCAAAGTAGCAACCGACCGTGAGGTCCTTGAAAGGATAACCCGTGACTACATCCGAGGCAGCTTCTTCGCCAACCACATCCTTCGAATCCGCGATCTCGAAAAACAAATCGAGTTTCTTTCCAAGAAACTTTCTCCAGCGAATCGTTTCCATGCTTCCTTTAACATTGCGGGAACCGAGACGTTCAGACTTTCTAGTAGTGAGCACCCTTTCCGAATCGGGTCCAATCTACAGAATATACCAAAGGAAGCGCGGACTTGTTTTGTTAGCGACCCTGGCTACATGCTATTCTACTCCGACCAACAGGGTGCTGAAGCTAGAATTGTGGCCTACCTATCCGGCGATGAAAACTACATTGCTGCTGTAGAGGGCGGAGACTCCCACACGATGGTTGCTTCCATGGTCTTTGGTTTCCCGCCAGAAAGGGAGCTTGCTGAACGCGAATACTACCGTGGCTACTCATATCGTGACATCACGAAGAGGGGTGCCCATGGAAGTAACTACTACGGAAAACCGTTCACCCTAGCCCAACAGATGAAGGTCGAGACCGAGGTAGCAACTGCCTTCCAGGCCATGTACTTTAGGCGCTTCCCCGGCATCTCTGACTGGCACGCATGGGTAGCCAAGCAACTCCAAACCAAGGGCTACCTAGTTACTCCCTTTGGAATGCGGCGCACGTTCTGGAATCGTAGGTGGGATGACTCTACCCTGCGTGAAGCCATTGCCTTTGTGCCCCAGCATTGCGTCGGTGTCCTCATGAACGTGGGCATCTACAATCTGTGGGAACGCTTCGAAGGTAAGAACGATGTGCAAATCCTACTCAACCTACATGACGCGGTTCTAGGTCAAGTCCGTATCGACAAGGCCGAGGAACTGCTTCCCCAAGTTCTTGAATGTCTTCGCTTTCCTTTCCCCGTAACCGACATCAAGGGTATCTCCCGCGAAATAATTATTCCATTCGATGTGGAGGTCGGATATAATTGGGGAAAGGCCAGCGACAAGAACCCTGACGGCCTTAAAAAGTGGAGGCCCCATGGCAAGACATGACTATCTATCTGATCGAGCAGCGAACTATAAGCTCATGGCTGACATCAAGAACTGGTGGCGGAAGCGTGGGTGCATAGTTCGCGTATGGCTTGAGAAGGCGATAGACCCCTCGAACGGCACGACCATCTACGTGATCCGAACGAACATCATCCAACATACCAACAACGCAAGGAGCGGTTACTGTGTCGAATGAAAATGTAGTTCCCTTCAAGATCGTAGCTTCCAATGAGCCTGCCAAATCCGCAGTCGCTGAATCACTGGATGGCATATCGCAAGAGCAGACCTCGGTGATTCAGACGATGACGAACATGATGCAGTTCATGCTGGACAATAAACTCCAGATCAAGAACTTCGTCTGCTACATTGCAGCCACTGACCCAGATGTCCCCGACCAAGAGTACGGTCAACTGTTCTGTTCCCCTATCAATGCGGCTGACTTTGCCCTCGCTATCAAGGTCCTTGAAAACTCCTTCTTCAAGAAGCTGAACGAAGGGGCTGTATGAAGTTAGGCTCGCCTGTTGTAGCTCGTTATGCAGACTACGTACCACAGTTCCCCAAACAAAAACGCACTAAGGCTCAACAGGCGGGCATCTCTTTTGAACGAGCAGTCCAGAAACGTCTGACCTTTCTCTATCCCAAGGTAGAGTCGTCGCCCTGGCTGCACTTCAAAACTCCTCGACGATCTGGTGTATGTCAACCTGATGCTCTGATCTGGCTCAGCGACAATCACATCTGCATCGTCGAGGTCAAGCTATCGTGGATGAGGCCAGCCCGCAAGAAGCTCCTAGAGTTCTATGGTCCCATCGTCCAAGCCATCTATCCAGACGCTACACTTTCTTATCTACAAGTCTACAAAAATGCAAAAAGTTCTTCCCATAAGAAACCACTTAGTATATACAAGCTCGAAGAAATTCCTCCTACCAAATACAAGGAATGCCAATGGATAGGACTTTAAAGTTTAAACGTCTTACAAGCACAGCAATCCTTCCTACTCGTGCTACTGCTGGGGCTGCTTGCTTCGATCTCTATGCTGACGAACGTGCATGGGTTGATGACATGAGGACCCGCCGCACAATCAGCACAGGCATCGCCATCGAACTACCTCCCGGCCATGTAGGTCTCGTCTGTTCCCGTTCAGGTCTGGCTCATAAGCAAGGTCTCCATGTCCTGAATGCACCGGGTGTAATCGACGAAGACTACCGTGGCGAAATCAAAGTTATCCTGGCCCGCCATCCCTTCTCCCCGCAGTGGCCATCCGAAGACATCTTCATGATCGAACCGGGTATGCGAATTGCCCAGCTCATGATCCTTCCCCTGCCTCAACTTGCGGTTGTAGAAGATACCTCCCTTTCAACCACAGAACGCGGGGCCTCTGGTCTCGGCTCAACAGGAGTCTAACATGATCCTCACCCAAATCGCTTGCACCGTTACCATCTTGGCTGCCGTCATTGCCGTAGTCGCTGCCCAGTACGTAGATCATTACACCCGCGAATATACTTGGGTCGACTACCTGGGCGCTACTGCTATGCACATCACGATTGTCAGCGGAGTAGTCGCCATCCTTGCATTCATCTGGGGACTGTGATGGACGCTAACCCTAAGACCCAATACGGTTTGGCCAAGCCCTCTCTAAGTAAGGTACCGCCCCTTCCGCTCCTCGCTATTGGTCAGGTGATGTCGGTAGGGGCTGGCAAGTATGGCCTTATGAACTGGCGCAAGGACCCGGTCTCTTCCTCCACCTACTACGATGCAGCGATGCGACATCTGATGGCTTGGTGGGATGGTCAGAACAATGATCCCGAGACGGGCCTCCCCCACCTAGCTCACGCCGCTGCCAACCTCTGCATTCTTCTGGACGCAGACAGTGGACCTTGGTTACAGGACGACCGCCCCCTCTCAGGCTACACCAACGAGTTCATTTCAGACAACACAAAGGCCCAGGCCGATGGCGACTAAGTTCCAACCCCGCACTGTTCTGCTGATCCCTGATACCCATGCCATGCCGGGTGATTCACTGGATCGCTTTGACCGATTGCTGGCTCTCCTCAATGGGCGTGAGACTAGGCTCGACAAGGTAGTTCACATCGGTGACCTGTGGGACTTCGAGTCGCTTTGCACCCATGACATGAACTCCCCGCACTGGTACCAACGCTCCCTCGAAAAGGACATTGAAGCTGGCTTCTACGCCCTCGACAAAATCGTTTCGATTGCTTACGCATGCGGGGCCTCGGACATCGAGTTCATCGAAGGCAACCATGAAGATCGTTACAACAAATGGATGGCCTCCGACAATCGCCTCCTGACATCGGGCTTTCCAAAGACAGTCCAACAACTCATCAAGACCTATCGTTCCACCGTCAAAATAAATTTCCACAAGTTCTTGCAACCCGTCAATCTTTATGGCGCCATCTTCCAGCACTACTTCGTCAGCGGTGTAATGGGTCGGCCCCAAGGCGGTGAGCACCATGCCAACAACCTGCTCAAGTCCCAGCATTCCTCCTGCGTCTGCGGCCACTCACATCTCCTCTCAACAGCTACCCGCACCAAGGCTGACGGCACCAAGCTCCATGCCCTAGTAGCAGGCTGCTTCGTGGACCCGAAGGGCGAGTTCGCCTATGCCAAAGCTGCCAAGAAACTGTGGTGGAATGGCGTCCACTTGCTGCACTTCTACGCGCCCGGCGAGTTCGACGTCGAGTCCATCAGCCTTGAAAGATTAGCGTAGTTGTAGTATAATGGAGGCATGGCCCAGTCAACTGCCCTATTGATGCCTGCCTCTAAAGCCTGTTCTAAATGTAAACAGGTCAAAGAACTTGCTTGTTTTTACACCACGGGCAGGAAGGCTGATGGTACCGCTAAATATAATTCGTGGTGTAAACCCTGTATAAAAGATAAGCAAGCCTCCTACCACAAAAGAACTTGGGGTTCTGAGAAGCTACAATTTTCCGCTCATCGTCGAACCAAAAGTATAAACCACTACCTAGCCTATCTTTTAGGAAAAGCCCGGCAAAGAAAACCCGAGACAGTAACAATTACTGTTGACTATCTTCTTCAGTTATGGGAAACCCAGAAAGGTGTATGTGCCTTGACGGGATGGCCCTTGACAATGGAACTGGGAAAAGGTAAGATTGTTACAAATTGTAGCTTAGACCGTATTAATTCCACAAAAAGCTACGAGTCTGGTAATGTACAGCTTGTTTGTTTAGCTGCTAATATAGCTAAATCAAATTTAAGCCAGTCTGATTTTATTAATATGTGTAAAGCAGTTGGGAAGGTGGCAGATGCCAAAGTATAAAACCCCAACATGGCAACGGGCCGAGGGTAAAAATGAGGCGGGTGGCCTCAACGCTAAAGGTCGTGCATCATACAATCGTGCGAACCCCGGCAAGCCCGGCCTCAAGCCTCCTCAACCAGAGGGTGGACCTAGGCGCGACAGCTTCTGTGCCCGAATGAAAGGCTTAAAGAAGAAGCTTACTTCCGCTAAGACGGCCAACGATCCGAACTCTCGCGTCAACAAAAGCCTGCGGGCCTGGAACTGTTAAGATGGCTGGGCCATTGTTGGGGTTGCTGCCTTCCCTGTTGCCGATGTTGGGCGAGATACTGGACCGGGTAATTCCCGACAAAGCCGAAGCAGCCAAGGCCCGCCTGGAAATGGAAGGCAAGCTTCTCGAAGCAGCTACTGCACAAGCTGGTCAGCAAGCCGCCATCAACCAGACAGAAGCAGCTAGTGCCAACATCTTCGTAGCGGGCTGGCGTCCGTTCATTGGCTGGGTCTGTGGTGCTGGTCTGGCCTGGGCTTTCATCGTGGCTCCAATGGCAACATGGTTACTAGCCGCCCTCGAAATCAAGCAGTCCTTGCCCCGTCTCGAAATCGAATACTTGTTGGAGTTGGTTGTAGCCATGCTTGGTTTGGGTGGCCTCCGTACATTTGAAAAGTTGAAGGGCGTAGCACGCCGATGAACCTCGATGACCGTAGCCGCAAGCGCCTTGAAGGTGTGCATCCTGATCTAGTTGCAGTGGTGTTGGGTGCTGCCCAGATAACCGAAGTCGACTTCATTGTGACCGAAGGCTTGCGTACCAAGGAACGTCAAGAGCAACTGGTCAGGGCCGGAGCATCCAAGACCTTGAAGTCCCGGCATCTCACTGGTCACGCTGTCGATCTGGCTGCCAAGGTAGGCAACGAGGTACGCTGGGACTGGCCCCTCTATCATAAGCTGGCTTCCGCTATGAAGGATTCGGCTGCTACCCTTGGCATCGAGATCGAGTGGGGTGGTGACTGGAAATCTTTTCCTGATGGTCCACACTTCCAACTGCCTTGGGCAACCTACCCGTAAGGAACCGCCATGCCTCTAAAGAAGGGCAAGTCCCAACAAGCCATCAGCGCCAACATCCAGACGCTAGTCGATGACTACCAGAAGTCAGGTCGCATTGGCACCTCTAAGCCAGCTAACAAGAAGGCCGCAGTCAAGCAAGCTGTAG